ATTATTCAGACCTTTTATTTCTATTCCTTATTTTTATTCTCTGCTCTTAAAGAATGCTACAATTAAAATATCAAGTAGTCCCAGAGCAAAGAACAAATACCAATATCCCATTGCCTTTATTTTACAACTTTTCTTTTAATAAAATCAATTATCTTGTCAAAAACCTTTACAAAAGGATTTACAAAAGAACTATTATTTTCCTGCTTATATTTATCAAATTGCTCTTGTATTTCTAACTTCTCTTTTTCTAATCTGTCCCTTTCTATCTTTAATGTGTCAAAACTTACCTGTAACTCTTTAATTTCTTTATCTCTTTCTTTCAAACTATCCTTTAAAAAGGCTGTTAACTCATTAGTAAGCCCCCTGTTTTCTGCCTTAAGTCTTTCCACCTCTTTTTCACACTCCGTTTGTTCTGGGGGTATTACAGGGTCTTGTATAGGGGTATTGTCTAAAACAAACTTTTTAACATCAGCAACCCAACCTGTGCTTCCATTGCTAAAAATGCAGTCATACCAAGTATAACCACCACTTTCTCGTGGTCCGTCCTTGATTGTTGCGGTTTCCCCAACTATACTATTTCTAATAATTTTATGGTCTTCACCTGAACCAGTCCTAATATATTGAATTCCTGTGAACTTAATTTTATCTCCTATCTTAAAAGTTTGCATATTGTCATTTATAACAAAATTATATGGGTCTATTCTTGTCCTTAAATCATTCCAATTACTTAACCATTCAAAATGCAAATGGTCGCCTTTGGAGTGTCCCGAGTTGCCAGTGCAACAAATCTGCTGACCTGCTACCACCTTATCTCCTACCTTAACCTTAACATCTTCTGGGTAAGAATGAATATACCTTGACCCACTTCCGTCTTTATGTTTAATTAGTATGATTGGTGCATTTTTATAATGAACCCCTAAATAATCGTATTCAGAAATAATACTTACAACCTCTCCACTTATTGCTTTATTAGGAAAGTATATAGGACTTCTAACAACCCCACGACTTAAATCTATTCCTTTATGGGAACTACTATACTTTTGTGTAATTCTAACATCATCTTTTTTGAATAAAGAACTATAATATGCCATATTCACCATTTCCTTATAATAAAATTATAACCCAGTCTCCAAAACTCTCGTTATCACAAAAACCAAAACTGTGCTAATCAAAAACCACATTAACTTATTTATTCCGTCAATTCGCTTCGCTTGATTAGCACTCTCTTTTGTCAATGCTTTCAAATCCTTTGAGTAAGTATCCTTCCTAACATAAGTATTCCCTATATCACAAAATCCTTTGTCAATTTTATCCGTCAGCATATCTAGTTTTTCATCAATGTTTTTTATCTGTTCTTCTAGCATAAGAATCCGTCTGTCTAATTTATTAAATTGTTCATTCTCTTTATTATCATTCTTCATTTATCATTCTCTATGTTTTAATAATATAATTCAAAACAATATAAGGTTGTAAATTGTTATGTGCATCACCCCCACCAGTATCATCCGTATAATGTGTATAAGTTGCCCCATCTGTAAAAGAATAGTTCCACCCTTGACTCGGTGCAAGCCATTGGGTATCTCTTGGAATTACAGTTTTACTATGGTTATGACTTGGCATCTCAGCAACTGTTAAAGTATGGGTCTTCTCACCACCTGTTTCTCCTAAAGCATCAAACTCTGTTTCTGCACTATTATAACCTACTACTACCCTTCCTTTGATATTAGGAACATTAAAAGTTGTGCTTCCATCTCCTGCCCCATATGTTGTTCCAATAGCAGTAAACAATTTAGAATATGTAGTCCTACTTACTGCACTACCATCACAAATTAAATATCCACTAGGTGCAGTAGAACCTCCAAACATTTCAATAACCCCTGCTGGGACGGTATCTTTTATAAGGTTTGATTTTTGAACCTTTTTATCCGTTCCACTATCTGCCATACTAGTATCGCTTTTGTCAACTACTACCAATAAATCGTCACTAGCAACATCTGTCAATTCTGCTAAACTTGTTGTTTTTGCCATTTTACTCTTTAATCAACTTAACTAATCTTTTTGTTTTCTTATTTCTATTCTATTTCTATTCTATTTCTATTTTATCACAAATCAAACCTCAATCACTAATCAAATCTAATTCTTCATTTATCTTATTATAAAATATCGTATAATCTACATATACCGTTTCTGCTGGACAAGGTTCATGCTCATATATCAAATACTGGTGGTCATCAGTCCACATATCAGGAGCCTGTGTCTGAACTAAACTTAATACTAACTGTGTTTCTGTTGCATAATAAAGAAATGTCGAGTAATTATATAATTCTACCCCTCCGTATACTAGTTTCATATCTTCAAGATTGTTAAAATAGGTATTATAATCGTGAGGATTATATGAATACTCCCAATAAGTATCCCAGTAATCCCCCATTGGTGGTTCATTAGTTGAATTAGAAGTATGTGCTACAATACATCTAAACCAACCATACCATTCGGTTGCAACCGTATCTCCAACATTGTAATACTTTCCACTCTGCCATATTTCATTCCTATCTATTGAATAATCCCAGTAAGTTGTCCACTCTGCACCACTTTCAGGTTTATTACTTGCACTTGCTATATGTGTTTTTTTACATCTGTATAATTTTCCAGCATCTTCATCATAAGCTTCTTCTCCAATATGGTAGAGATAACCACTTGTCCAATAGTTTTGAGTATTATATTGACCATTCCAAGATAAATATTCGTCCTTGTTTATTTTATAATTAACAAAAGGTGCAAAAATAGGCACATATCCAAGATTATGGTTATAGGTTGCAGATGTTATTCTTACTCCTCCTGCTGAACCATTATCGTATTGAGAAGCATTAACCGTTAATCTCCCTGTCGTCATAACTTTGAAGGTATCATACTTACTATGTATTTTGTAATCATAATCACTATCCCCATTTCCAACAAGAATAACTCCTCCGTGTATTTCTTTCTTGAAATTGCCTTCTGTTAGATTATCAACAAAAATAATAGCCCAAGTTGCACTATCGCTTTCTGACTGATAATTATCATAAGAAAAGTCTGTTGTATGTGTTCCGATGTAAGAATATATCTTTTCATCATCCACCTCGCACATATTCCCCCAACCCATTTTCAATGGAGATGAACTTATCTCCCTCATTGACATAAACTTCGGTGCATAATTAAATCCGTGATTAGTAGAACCTTGACTAGTAAACCTTTTTATCTTTGCAATTTTGTTTAGTTCAAAATCACTGCTAAATGCTAAGTTTTTAGGCTCGGTAGTCAATGCATTATGTCCTGTTTTTGCACCTATCAATTTACCAGGCATCTCTATAAGGGTCTACATAAATTAAATAGTGATAATCTAAATATACATCATACATAGGTCCAAATATCGACATTGTATAGAAATGTAATTGAATTATATTATCACTAGGTCTTCCCATTGCACCTAAAAAGTGTTCAGGTGTTCCGTTAATATCAATATCTATCATAGACGGCATCTTGGTCCACAATGTTGTTCCTGATTGTCTAAACCAACCTGCAAAAAATGGCTGGTATCCTAGATTATGTTCTATATCTATAATCTCTTTATCATCATAATACTGCTCGTCTTTAACTAAATGAACAGTTCCAGAACCCGACATAAACACTTTCAATTGATTAACCGTACTGTCAAGTGTTCTATCTCTGTGCCCTAAATCTCTTACATCTCCACTAATTCCGCTTTTTCTCACCAATATAATACCTGCCATTATGGTACATTTGCTATATAAATTATTGCATTCCCTTCTTCATCAGGAATTATTATTTCAGTTCCTACTCTCAAACTTCCTGCACTTAACTTGTCTACTGACATCTCTTGCACTTTTGCACTTGTAATTGAAGCGTCTTGTATTTTTGCAGTAGTTATTGAAGCGTCTTGTATCTTGACACTTGTAACCGAGTTGTCCTTAATATTATCTGTTCCAATTTCAGTTTTCATAACACCTTGCTCAACAATTCCAGCACTCTTTTTTACACCAGTTCTAGACTTACCCAAAACACTTGCAGTTAAAACTTCTTTTGCACCGTCTTTCAAAGACAAGTCTATTCCCAAAATATAACTAGGATATTCGTTATTGTTTATATCCTTAATGATTATTTTATCTCCTATTTCAAAATAACCCAAAAACACAGTTTCTAATTCAAATGGGTAATACTCAAATCCTGTTAATTCTCCCGATAAACCACTTAAAAAATCTTCTCTATCATCATAACAAATCAGATTGTTTTCAAATCTAATCTGATACAAACCATCAATCTCTGACAGCACTTCCAAATCAAGAGTATCTCCACTCTCCAAAAGCAATTCCTCTCCATTTTCTAAAAGTATAGGTGGATTATAATACCCACCGTCATAAATAAAGTTTCTCTCCGTTGGTGTATTCGCTAAAACAACACTATTAACACCACCCCATTTGTTTTCTAATTTCATTTTGTTCACATTATCAGGAATAAGCGTTTCTACTGATATATCTCCAATATTCTTAACAACTAACTTGTTCTCATTATTGAAGTAAATCACAGAAGCAGTTATTTCTGCAATGTAATCTAGCACATTTCTATAACTCAAACTCTGCCATACAAATAAATCAGCAGGAAGTTCTATGCTATCATTAAAGAAACTGCTAGTCGCTAATTCACAATTAAACTCGCCACACAACTTCTCTAAAAACCCTTTAATTGTAACAGGATATCCAACAATAACAGACTTATACATCTTCAACATTTCATACATTTTATCGTATGCTGTAATAGTAGTTAATTCTGTTTCCTTATCTTTTTCCTGTTGAACAACTAAGAAAGTTCCATAATTGATATACTCAAAACTTGCACCAACCTTAACCCCCATATAGATATTTATTTCTTTTCCAAGCAAATCATAATTACCAAAGTATGTTGCCTTTGCTAATCTCAAAACTGTTCCAAATAAATCTCCTTCGTTCTTAATTTCTAACTCTTTCAAGTCATCATTATCTCTAATCTCTATTGTGTCATTATCAGTAATATAAGCCGACAACTCCTTTGCATTCGCTTTCATTGCTGTCTTAAATCCATCACTTACTGTTATCATTCTCTCTTAGTTACAATTTATTAAATGCTATTAAATTACACGATATTTCTTTGTACATTCCTATATCAACACCTAGATACGATATTCCCATATCCCCTCTGTAAAAAGTCCCAGTTGCCGTTGTTTTCGTCTGTGGATTATACCAAGTAACACTAAAAGAATGACCATTCAGAAGTCCAAGTAGCGTTTGTGCTTCTGTTTCTGTTAAAGGTTTTGTTGTTATATTTATCTTCGGAACAGTTCCAACAAATGTTGCCTTCAAGTTTCCAGCAAGGTTTCTTCCTGCTTCCGTCCACATCTCTTGATAATTAACCGTATACTCCTTTAAGTAACTTGTTATATCAGTTGTTCCTATTTTCAAAAGTATCATTTTCTTTTAACTAAATATTAAGTAAAGTACTTCCAGTTCTAAGTCCTTTCTCATTTATAAAATCAATTACTTTTTCACCAACCTTATCATCTCCAATCTTAACAACAATGTTTATAGGTTCACCACCACCCCTACTGTTTATTTTACTTGCCAATAAGTCTATCCATTCAGTATTCCTATCTAATGGTAATACTGCTTCCCTACCTGCTTCACCAATTACTGCCATTGTAGGACTATCTATTATTCCTCCCTTTGCTAAATAACTAATTTTTTTAATTGATATTCCTTTCCCACCTACACCAGGTACCCAGTCGGGCATTTTAATTTTGTTTACACTATCAATAAATACATTAAGTCCTTTAATTATTGCGTTTATCGGTTTCTTTATAACTTCAACAATTGTCAAGCCTAAATTAGAGAAGAACCCTTTAACCTTACTAAATCTATCTTCTATCCAATTTAATACATTTCCTATAATATTTTTAACCGAGTCACTTATTCTATTAAAGATAGAAACAACCGTATTCTTAACAGTATCAAATGCATTTCCTATACTAGTTCCAATTCCCTTAAACCAATTAACAACATCAGTAACAAACCTGTTAATCATTACTCCCATATAATCGATTTTATTCTTAAAGAACCCTACTACCGCATCAAATAGTGCCGTTATTCCTGCAATGCCTTCATTAAACCAAGTCTTAATATCTTCCCACATCTTTTTGAACCACCCACTAATAGGTTCCCAGTTCTTCCATACTATATATGCTAATCCAGCAAGGACTGCTATCACTCCAATTATAATTAACACAGTAGGATTTAATCCTGTAAGTATTTTCCCAAGCCCTCCAAATATTGTTGTTACTCCTGATACGGCAGAGCCTATCAAAGATATTGTTTTTAATCCCATAAAAATTGCCAAAAACACTAAGACTGCTTTTCCTGTTGTTTCAAGGGCATCTCTAATTTTCTTCATCTTATCTTCTACACTATCTCTAACCTCATCAGCGATTTTGTTAATCTGATTAACCTGCTCATTCATTGCTGATACATCAAATATCTTGCTCATATCACCAAGTCCACTTGAAATGCCTCCTGCAACTCCTCCACCTCCTTCTTCTTTGTTCAAAACAGTCATTTCATCAAATCCTGCTAACTGTTTATTCAACTTCTTTGCACTGCTTGTTGCCTTATCCATTCCACTACTTGCCTTGTTAGCATTCTCATCAATCTTTCCAAATGTAACCGCAACTGGTTTTAATGAGAAGTTGGCTAATGACTCAAAGTATTTACCTATTCCAGGTATAGCACTTAACCAAGTACCAAGTACTCTAACTACTGCTACTACATATCCAGCAACTCTAATTGCCCATTGTTGAAAGGTCTGAGCATTAGAAATAAGGGCTGTCCTGGTAGAGTCAACAAAATTAAATACCGCTAATGATATACTTGCAAATATAGGCTCTAAATAACTACCAAGTCTTTCGTATAGAGTAGTTACTACATTTCCAATACTTAATACTGCCTTCCCAGAAGTTTGCATTGTAGATGCATAAGCACCCAATGACTTCCTTCCTTCTTCCATTACAATATTTAATCTAACTTGTGCCCTTTCTTGTGCAGATAACTCCATTACAGATTTGCCAATACTGTCTGCATACTCCTTATATGCCATATTGATATTACCAATTTCAATAAGTCCATCAGCAAAAGTTAATTCCCCTCTTCTTACAAACTTTGTCAGTCTTTCAATAGCCTCCGCACTATCAATTCCAGCGGTAGCACCTAAGTCCTTCATAGTAAGAATTAAAGCAGTTGTTCCTTCTACCGCTTTTCCTGTTCTTGCATCAATAGTCTTTAATCCATTTGCCATATCCACAAGTCCTGACAAGGCAAGTGTCTTAATAACATTTTCTGCTTGACTACCATAAGTATTTGCATCTTCTAAGGCATCTCTAAGTCCTTCTACTTGTTCGGTTGTCATTCCCATATTTCTAGTGACAACTTCTGTTGCTGTTTTTAACCTTGTATATTGGCTTCCTAACTGAAATGTCTTTGTAATGACTGTCTTTGTAACATTAACAGTTGTTCTTAACACACTCATTAAAACCTTTGTAGCAATATTCGCTTTAAGTATAGAACCGACTAAATTAGTTCCAATACTTTTATTAACACCTTGAACTTGGTTCTGTAATTCTGAAAGTTTTGTATTTGTGTTTTGAAGTTCCAACCTTAACTTATCTGCATTTGCAGTGATTAGAACTTCTAATTCTTCAACTGTTTCTTTTGCCATTTTTCTTTATCTTGCCACCTAAAATTATGGTATTTCGTTTCATCATTTCTTCCATCTCCTCTACACTCATTTCCTTTCCTACTATCTCGTTCATTTCCATTCTGTTTAACTTGTCTTCTAAAAAAGGCTTTCTGGGATACTTCTTAGGTTCATTTACTGCATAAGCAATGTACTTCCCTAAATTGTAATTATTCGTATCAGCCTCTCTTAATCTCTTCTTTTCATTTTCTACATAAACTTTTATATACTTTTCAAACTGTTTAGGGTTTAGTTCCCAATACTCTTTAATACTAAGTCCTACCGTTATTGCCACTTCTTCATTTTCTTCCCAATATTTCCAAAACCAACTTTCTACATTTTCGCCACCTGCTCTTGTGTTTTGTTTAATATTTCTTTCAGGTTTACCGTTCGTGGTAAAAAACCTTTATTTTGTAACTCCTCTAAAATTAGAACATATAATTCTGTTATATCTTTTTCTTTTAGATATTCATTAATAAGAACATAAGCAGTTTCTTCATCAACATCTAAACCGTACTTAATAAACAGGTTTATATTCTCTAAACTAAACTTTCCTAATACTTCTAAGAATGGTAAACCACTCTCCTTTTCTAGTTTAGCAATTTTACTTGCATTAAACTCTAAATCGGTTTTTATGCTTTTATTCTTACTTTCACTATTTTCCATTTATTTCATTTGTTAAAAGTTAATTTTAGTTTCTTAAAATACAGGGCAGTCCCCTGCCCCATATCTTATACACTTGCACTAGCCTCTGCGTACTCAGGTTCACCGCTTATTCTTAAACTTGCACTAAACCCTCTAACACCATCAATTGTAGCCTCACTCTCTTTGAATGATTTTACAAATGCATCAAACTTCCAAGTTGCACCATTAGGTGTGGTTATTGTCCATTTCTCTATTGATTGTGAACTTGCTAAGGCAAGTAATGCTTCAACCTGGTCTTCATCAGAAATGTATCCCGCTAATGTAACTTCACCAGCGTCCTTGAACCCAGCAATGAACTCCTTAAACCCACCAGTGCTTGAAAGTGTAGTTACATCTATTTCATCACTTTCAACACCAACCTCTCCAATAGAAGTAAGTCCACTTATTACTAGGTCTGTTGACTCGCTTCCCGATTTTGTCTTGGTTAGGGTTGTTCCTAAACTCTTTGTTGCCATTTTCCTATAAATTAAAAATTAAATAACTTATAAATTAAACTCTCTTTTATTTCTTTCATTTATTTTATCACTTAACCCACTATCGTTTCAAAAGTAGTAGACAAATGACTTCCACTCTCAACAGGTATATCAGAACAGGCAGTCATTCTGTACCCACCAGTTAACATTTTAGTTACCAAATCAACTAACATAGAAGATGTCCCAGAGCTTGTTTCAGCCCATAAGTCTACATTCACAATAATCACTTGATGACTTATTTCACCGTCCATAGTATATTCAGGTCTGTCCTCAGCAATAGAAAATGTCAAGCACGGATAAGTAACTTCCACCTCAGGCATTGCCTGATAAGTAGTCCCTACCGTACTCAATAGATTATAAATACTTGTTTTCGGCTCTATCATTTCTTTATGCTTTTCAATTTATTGCTCAAATAGTTTTCAACAGACCTTTCTATTAACTGTTCATTCTTTTGAAGTGCTGGTCGCATAAAAGGTTTACCAGAATATATAATATGCCTTCCGTCCTTTAAGTCCCTAGACCAGCCATATTCTTGGTAAATCGCATACTCAATATTTGTATAAACTACTCCTATTGCATTAGAACCCAGTCCTGCCTTTGAAGCAGTTTCACCAGATAATGTCTTAGCAAATATATGATTCATAAGGGTTCCAGTATCAACAGGTGCTAATATTTTAGCGTCCCTTTGAACAATTCTAGTCAACTTGCTAATAATAGGTTTCAAGTCTATATCACCAGCTTTTTCAAACTTTTCAATACATTTATCTAAGTTTTTAATTGCTACCACCTTTACTTTTCCTACCATTTATCACAAGCTATTAAATTATGACTATCGTATTTTAGAAATCTCTTAACACGGTAATAATCATTCCCATATTTTAGAATGTCCCCAAGTTCCACTACTGCGTCGGTTGTAATTAACAAATCAGCTTCAATTTTAATACCCTCTTGGTCTTGCAATTCAGCCAAGTTTCCATACTGTACATTTCCATAGAAACTAGTTCCCTTTGTAGACATAGTATCGTGTGCAAAACCGTCCGTGTCTACTGAGCTTGTTTTCTTATAAGGTGTTATCTCCTTATCGTAAAATGTGTCCTTTATTTTGCTCTTAAAACTTGCAGGTATTTCCATTTATTCAGACTTATAAATTACTCTTTATAAATTGCTATAATTCCCTTCTGT